TTCGGCCAAGGTAAAGCCGCCGAGGCGACAGGTAAAAGTTTTGGAAAAGGCGCCGCAGGTATGTTGGCATTTGGTGCCGCCGCCGCAGGTGTTGGCATTGCATTATTTGGTATATCAGATGCAATGGAAACATTTAAGGATATGTCCTGGGAAGAAATTCGCAAGGGTGTAGTTGGCATTACGGTGGCATTGATACCATTTGCCGTTGCAATAGGTCTCTTGGCATGGGCAGGTACAGGCCCACAAGCAATAGGTCTGTGGAGTATAGCAGGTGTTCTCGCCGCTATAGGTGTAGCCGCCGCAGGTATTGGTGTAGCCGCAGGTGGCATAAGCATGTTAGTAGACTCGTTTAGTAATACAGCAGAAGAAGACGCAATGCTGTTAGACAACCAAACAACAAACATTAAAGAACTTGCTGAAATAGACGCTGGTAAATTACAATCAACTGCAAAAGGCATTGATGCTATGGCAGTTTCTATGGTAGCATTTGGCAATGCTACAAATGACGGCTGGTTCAGTGGTCCAGATATAAGCGACATGGATAAAATTATTAATAACATGCAGAGATTAGCAACACTAAACGGCACCGGGCTAGTAGCATTTGCGAGCGGCATGAATGATCTCATTGAGGCTATAAAAGAACTAGGCAAATTAGACAGCGACGAAATGCTAAAAGATGCAGAAGCAGTAAAACAACTGTATGCAAGTACACAACAAGGCTTTGGTTCAAGGGTAATGGACACAGTTGATAATGTGGTTAATAAATTTAGCGGAAATACTGCAACACCGAGGCCAAACACTGCTACTGTTAAACCAGTACAACTTAGTGACGCTAATAACTTTAAAGAAATGGCAATGGAAGGAAAAGATGTCTCCACAGCATTGCTTCAACAAATTGTTATTAACACTAGCAAAACTCAAAAAGCTGTAGTCACTTTGACTGAGGCATCAACTTAGAGTTAGATAACTATATGTATGCCATTAGTTTCAGATTTTAACAACTTAGACACATCTAAATACAAGCGATTCTTTGTTATTGGTTGTAGTTTCACTGAATGGTTCTGGCCTACTTGGGCAAACATTATAGCAGAAGACAATCCTCATTTAGAATTTAAACAGTATACTAAACCTGGTTGCGGCAACAGTTATATATCCACATTGCTTAATCAACTGCAACATGCAGAAGGCTTATGTGAAACAGACTTAGTTGGCATAATGTGGAGTACTTTTCATAGAAGAGATTATTACAACTCTAGCCAAACCAATAATCTCAGAGAATTAATAATGAACAATGATGCTCCTTTTCATTGTAATTCATCTGAAGCATGGCATTCCCATGGCGATCAAATACATTCCCAGCTTAACAGCAACACCGGTGGTACTAATGGTTTTTGCGACAGAGGTTTTCTAATACGAGATTTAGCAATAATTGATAATACCACAACAGTGATAGAGAATGCCGATTATACAGCATTTGAGATGTTTTCTGTAGCACCAGACCAGCAACAACTTTACGATCCTGCAATTCTTAGCAGAACACACGACGATGTACTAGATATGTACAAACACTTAGGCAACAAAATGATAGCTAAAACCAGCTTATTAACAGTATTAGGTGGGCATTATAGAAATATTACAGTTAAATGGACGCCTCCCTGGGCAGAGCGTAACTCTGGTGTAATCGAAGAGGATAAGCATCCTAGCAGTTCAGTTTACTGCCAGTTTTTACAGAGTAACGGGTATACTGTTACACCAGAGACGATACATAATTGTATTAATATTGACGCTAAAATACAGCATACTGCATGGGCTATGGATTTACAAAATGATCCAGACTGGAAGTACCATGTTTCAATGCACCCACCAGTCTGGCCATTGTGACCACAGTATCTTCTTGACTAATGATAAATAGTGTGTATAATTACATGAAAGAGACTTAATTTATGAGTTGGAGAAAACATTTTACACCAGTTGACAATAGCGGATTACCGCTAAACATTCAAGGTCAACAATCCGGAGATGGCCCTGGTGCGGCATCTAATCAGTTAGCTAGTTGGCTACCTGAAGTTTATGCTGGCTCACCGAATAGATTAATTCGCTACATGCAGTACGATAACATGGACAGCGACTCTGAAATTAATGCGGCACTAGATGTTATTGCTGAGTTCGGTACGCAAGAAGACGATTCTACAGGACTTCCGTTTGCAATTAACTATACCGAATCACCTAGCGACACAGAAAGTAAAATTATAACTAAGACACTTGAGCAGTGGTGTAATCTCAACACTATGTATAAACGTGCTTTTAGAATTTTCCGTAACAGTATTAAATACGGAGATCAAGTTTTTATCAGAGACCCAGAAACATACGAACTGTACTGGGTAGATCAGGCAAACATTGAAAAGGTTATTGTTAACGAAACAGCAGGTAAGAAAATTGAAACTTACTTTATTAAAAACCTAGACCCAATTTTTGATGAAAAAGTAGGAACTAAAGTTTCTAACTTACAAGCTAGACCGTTTGGAAGTGGACAAGGCTTAACAGGTATAATGAGTCCTACAAATCCTACATCAGGCGGCGGATACTTAACCGGTGCACTAGATGGCGTGGATCAAGGTACCCCAGTTGATGCACAGCACATAGTTCATATCAGTTTAACAGAAGGCATGGATGCGGCTTGGCCTTTTGGCGTAAGCATACTAGAACCAATTTTTAAAGTATTCAAGCAAAAAGAATTACTAGAAGACAGCATTATCATTTACAGAGTGCATAGAGCACCTGAAAGACGTGTGTTCTTTATTGACGTAGGTAATATGCCTCCTCACAAAGCAAGACAGTACTTAGAACAAGTTAAGTATGAAGTACAGCAAAAACGTGTCCCAGGCAAAAGTTCAGATGGTGGTAGTGTAGCCGATTCGGCTTACAATCCAATGAGTATGTTAGAAGATTACTTCTTTGCACAAACGGCAGACGGCAGAGGCTCCAAAGTTGACACACTACCGGGTGGCGAAAACTTAGGACAGATAGACGACCTAAGATACTTTAACAACAAATTATTACGTGGACTAAAAATTCCAAGTTCATATTTACCTACTGGACCAGAAGACGGCAGTCAAACGTTTAATGACGGCAAAGTGGGTATTGCATACATACAAGAATATAGATTTGCAAAGTATGTTGAAAGACTACAAAAGCAAGTACAAGAAGATTTAGATAGAGAATTTAAAATGTTCCTCAAATATAGAGGAATAGAGATTGATTCGGGTACGTTTAGTATAGAATTTAATCCACCAATGAACTTTAGTAGTTTTAGAGACATCCAATTGCAAACTGAAAGAGCACAACTGTATAACCAAGTTGCCGCTATACCTTACATGAGTAATCAGTTTAAAATGAGAAAATATCTAGGTCTAACAGAAGACGAGATACTTGAAAATGAAGAGCTTTGGCGACAAGAGAACAATTCAGATAAATATGTTAGTAATGAGCAAGAAGGTACACCGGGCTTAGGTAATATGGGTATTAGACCAATGCCTAATGATGCAATGGACCTTGAAGCTGAACCAGATATGTCTGGTATAGAAGACCCGATGGCTGATCCAGGAACTGACGCCGGCGTTGCAGATGCAATAGGCGATTTAGGCGGGATGACACCAGGGCAAGGCGGAATATAATGAGACTTAACGAATTTTACAATCCAGAAAACGATAACTTTGTTAAAATAGACAAGGATGATGTGCGTAAGAAACGTCTAACTCTAACTGAATTAAACAAATTAAGAAAAATCCGCGATATTAAACAAGCAGAACAGCTTGAACACAATTCGTTTGTAAGAACAATGTACTCACAGCCTGCACAAGCAGACGTTGGGCTCTAGGAAAAACTAGTATATTATTATTTGGTACAGGCGACTAAATAATATTAGCAGAACTGACATTATGCAGTTTTGACCCAAAATCACACCGTTTTCTACATATATTCACATATCACACTAAGTAGTAAGTGTATTAGACGCTTCGTGCGTCTTATTAAATAAAAAATTTATATTAGGAGGCCACTAATGTCAGAATCAAAAGCAAATCTAGAGCAGATTCTTGAACTACTTCTAGCCGAGGAAAATGAGAAAGCGGAAGAGCTTTTGCATGAGTATGTGGTAGGAAAAGCTCGTAGCGAATACGAAAAAGTTCTTGATGAAGCAGAAGCAACAGAAGACGAAGAAGCAGTTGACGAAACTGTTGAGACTGAAGAAGACGCAGTCGAAGAAACAATCAGCCAAGACCACGATTTTGTAGACGATATCTCAGCAAACGCTGACGAAGTCGACGCAGAAGAAGAAGGAAGGTTAGGCGAAGACGACCTTGAAGGCGAAGAAGGCGAAGACGAATTTGACGGTGAAGCTGGTGAAGTTGACATCGAAGATAAAGTTGACGATCTTGAAGCTGAACTTGAAGATCTTAGAGCTGAATTTGAAAAATTATTAGGCGGCGATGATGAAGAAGCCGGTGACGAAGAAGGTGATGAACTTGACCTTGAAGCACCAGTTGATGCAGAATTTGGCGGCGAAGAAGAATTTGAGTCATTTGAATATGACATAGAAGAGTCTACAGACGAAGATAACGAAGTTGTTGAAGAAGCAACTAAATTATCAGATGCAGTAGCTACTCCGAGTGCACCTGGTGAAGATTCTAAAGAATCATCACTAACAAAAGCTCCAGCACAACCGGCTGTTACTTTAGCAAGTCCTGTTAAAGCAAAAGACGGCGGCGAAGGCAAAAAAGGTGACGCGGCAAAAGACAACACACCAACAGATAACATTAAAGTAGACAGTAAGAACGTCTAGTTCAATATTAACTTAAGGAATTTAACATGGCACGAAAGCTCTATGAATATTTAAGTCCGCAAAACGCAGGACTTACATTAGTAGAATCCAAAGATGGGAAGGACTTGTATATGCAAGGTCTTTTCATTCAAGGTGTAGTAGAAAATCAAAATGGCAGGATTTATCCTCGCCAAGAGATTGAACGTGCAGTGGAAAATGTGAGAACCAGATTAGGTGGAGGCGAAACTGTTTTAGGTGAGTTAGATCATCCAGAAGAGTTACAAATTAACTTAGACCGAGTTAGCCATATAATCACAGACATGCATATGGATGGTGATAATGGCATGGGTAAACTCAAAATTATAGAGACCCCGATGGGTAACATTGCAAGTGCTTTATTAAAAGCAGGCGCAAAGTTAGGTGTATCAAGTAGAGGAAGCGGCAATGTTAACGAAAGTGGCAAAGTTTCCGATTTTGATATAGTAACAGTAGACATTGTAGCACAACCTAGTGCTCCAGATGCCTTCCCAAAGACAATTTATGAGAGTTTATTTAACATGAGAGGCGGAGCTACTATCTATGATACGGCTTCTGCTTTAACACACGATAAAAGTGCAGAAAAACACCTAATGAACGAAATGACTCGTTTCATTAGGGAATTAAATACAAAGTAAGTAGGAGACTACTATGGCAGTGAAATTTAACGAGATACTTGAAGGACTAGAACTTTCTGAAGAAGTTGGTTCATCTATTCAAGAGGCTTGGGAAAGCAAACTTGTCGAAACAAGAGACGAACTTACAGCAGAGCTTAGAGAAGAATTTGCCCAGCGATACGAACATGACAAAGGTCAGATAGTTGAAGCAATGGACAATTTCATCACTACTAAAGTTAC